CTGGGCCAGTACTTCCTGTTGATCCAGTATCTCCTGTAACTCCTTGTGGTCCAGTAACTCCTGTAACTCCTTGTGGGCCAGTTGCTCCAACTGCACCACTAACTCCTGTAGCACCAGTTGAACCTGTGCTTCCTGTTGGACCTGTACTTCCTGTAGGTCCTACTACTCCTGTAGCACCAGTTGCTCCAGTATCTCCTGTAACACCTTGAGGCCCAGTAACACCAGTTACTCCTACAGGTCCTGTGGCTCCAGTTAATCCTTGAACTCCAGTTGGTCCTGTTGCACCAGTTGTTCCAACTCCTGTTGGACCAGTTACTCCAGTTATTCCTTGTGGACCAGTTGATCCAGTAGGTCCAGTGGCTCCTGTAACTCCAGGTGAACCAGCAGGGCCAGGTGCAGATACTGTTACAATGTTGTTTGTTTCATTGACTACTACTTGATTTGATATTGAAGTCATTATCGTGTAACCTCTCCGCTAACTGTGACTGTTCCTTGAATTAAACGAGTTCTGACTCCACCAATACTTAGTTCTAAGTCATAAACATAAAGACCTGCAGCGATTGCTGCTTGTTCATCTGTTGCAATTAAATTTAATGTTCCTGTCAATGGCACAATTGTAATACCACCATTTGAAGTTGATAGAGTTAACACAGCAGTATCAGAATCAAACTTACGACGAACCTGCATCTCTGCTGTATAGCCAGTCAAGTTAACTGGGTTGCCGTTTGAATCATTATAGACTATTTGTAGTGTCCATGTAGAACCTTGATCAAGGGTAAAGTTATAAATACCTGCGATTGCCATTACTGTCTCTCCGTTGCCCAGATTAAAAATCCGCCAAGTGCGATGAAACTAATAGGAGGAAAGATCAAGAATAAGCCATATGCTGCTAGTCCTACACCAACTACTTCAGTCGTTAATGACCAGTCTATGTTTGGCTTCTTTGTTTTCATGTTTCTCCTTATAGTGAAAAGAATCTTGCTACAGGCTTTGTTGGTACTGGCACTGTGGCACGATCATAAGAAAAGATTGATGCTACGCAAGCGTCAATCTTCTTTTTGCTGTTTGCTTTTTGAATCATAAGTCCTCTTGATGAGGTCTTAGTCATAGAGTTTGCTACATGTCTGTTTAATGCTTCATGACCTGAGTGAGTAAATGAGTTATTCATAACTGCCTCATAAAATTTAGCAGTTGCTGGAACCATTCGTTCTGCAGAGTTTGGATAAGAAACTACTGGCATACCTTCCTCATCAAAAAGCATAAAAGTTCTGGAATATCTTGCAGGATCAAAGACTACTTCACGAATGCTGTAATCTGGGTTTCTGTATGCATCTATTATACACGATTCTACCTCAGCAACGGGTATGAACCAGTTCTGATCTGCATCATCTGGTCTTTCCCAAATTGCTAATATGTCTAAGTGAGGCTTTTCTCCACCTAAGAACCATGCAACTATGGCTGTTGAGTCTCCATTAAAGGATCCGTCAAAACCTAAAATAACATCTTCGCCAGGAATCTGCTCTCTATTTTTAAGAGTTAGGCTATCCCAAGCGTCAGTAGGAATCCAAGTCTGAGCAGAATCAGTCCATAGATTAAGTCTTTTAGTTTTAAATTCAGCCTCTGGAGTCAAGAGCGAAGCAGATTTCATATCCTCTGCAGAGAGAATATCACCATAAGATGGGTTAGCCTTACGCCAATTATCCTCATCTTTGTAGTTAAGTTTTTCATCTCCTTGATACCAGGCGAAAAAGAAGGAAGGATCATCAACTTCACCTTTGGATAGTTGAACTCCTCTTTGGTACATTTGGTAACAGAGAGACTCTTTACCTGATGAGTCATACTTCGTTCCAGCAGTGGTAATTGCTACAAGCATTGGCTCTAAACGAGCACCCATAGACAGAGACATTGTGTCGTATAGTTCTCTATTTGGCTGTGAGTGCAACTCGTCAAATGCCACAAATGTAGAGTTTAAACCTTCTTTAGTGAACGCTTCTGACGATAGGGCTCTATATACGGTACCTGTACTAGGATTATAAATAACATCTCTGAATGTTTGTAATACCTCTGAGAGTTCTGGTTCTAGTTCAACCATTCTCTTTACCGTTTTAAAAATAATCTTAGCCTGCTCTTTATCTGCAGCACAAGAATAAATCTGTCCACCGTTTACGCCAAGCAATAACTGCTCAAGCACCAAGGTAGATAGAAGTGCAGACTTGCCTGCCTTACGAGGAATCCCAATCAAAGCACGGCGATGTTTTAGAAGGCCAGACTCATCTTCTGCATACAAATGTAGCAAGAGTTCTTTCTGCCAGTCACGAAGGACTAACTTGTCCCCAACATTTCCTGCAATTGAATCCTCAGTAATACGACAAAGTGTTTCAGCAAAATCTATAACATCATATCCACGACTATTTTGCAATTCAAGTGCGGAAACGGGAGAGAGATATGATGGAGGCCAATGTTCTATTTTGTTCTCCATGATCAACCCTTATATGCTAACGAGAGCCTATCCTTATCAAAATCAATTTCTAAGACTTCAACTTCTACCTCATGACCAATAGTAAATTGCTCAGGAGTCCATTTGCCCATTTTAGATTTGTGAACCAAGCCAGAAAGAAGGCCAAGTGAGACGAAGATTCCAAAATTGTTAATACCTGAAACTCTGCCAATATATGCCTGGCCAATTTCTAATTGAGCAAACTGCATCATCTTATCTTCTTTTTGCTCTTGCTGAACAAGTGCTTTTCGTGAGATAACGATATTGCCCTTTTCTCTATCAAACTGAATTACCTTGGCTTGAATTATCTGGCCAACATAACGAGAGAAGTCTTCTGACTTATCAATGAAAGATTGAGAAGAAGGCAAGAATGCTCTAATTCCAATATCAACAATCATGCCACCCTTGACCAATTTAGTAATTTGGCCAGAGACAACCTTGTCTTCTGAATTCCAAATAGCCTCAACTTCATTCCAGATAGCCTCAACTTCTGCTTCCTTCATAGACAAAACATACTGGCCTTCTTGGTCAATACCAATAATACTGGCATCAACTGTTTGGCCAATTGAGACAACATCATGAATATCAATAGTGCGTCTGGCAGATACTTCCTTCTTAGGTATATATCCTTCAGTCTTACAGCCAATATCTAGAAGGACTCCTTCACGATCAATCTGTACTACTGTGCCTTTGACTGCATCCCCAACATTATATGTCTTCATGGACTCGTCAATGGCTTTTAGAAAGTCTTCTAGACTGCCTATATCGTTAATTGCTATTTGGTTCATTGTCTATCGTTTCCCCTTGGATTGTGTCTTCTTCTGCAAATACTATTTTAGCACGACGCTCTCGCTTCTCCAGTAATCTATCAATTGAAGTTGCTGCTCGTACTTCTGCTACACCTAAACGAGATCTGGAAACTGGATCAAAACCCAGTGAGGTCAGAGCATCTGTGTATGCCTTATTAATTGCCACATATGCTTTTGCATCTGCAGGCTCTGTAGAAATCATATAACGGTCTCTTGCTGCTTCATTAGCATCAGCCAAATGCGATGCATTTTTAATAGCCTCAATATCACTAACAGGACTAAGCCAAGTAACAGCCACACCCCATGCACGATTCCATAAATCTAATCCTGATTGCTTAAGACTCTCAGGTGGTTCTGGTATTTCTCTAGCCATTGGCAAATGCGTAATCACATTTAAATCTGGCAAAGGTCTTCCACCAGGGTTGCCCATGAGTCTTTTAATTTCATTAGGCTTTGGTGGCCTTCCCGCAGTTGGTTGAGCCATGTTTTATTTTTTTCCTTTTCTACTAATTCCTTTTTTCAACATCGTTGACACTTTTGGGCCAAATGTCCAAAACTGACAATTTCGCTATATTATATGCGAAAGGGCAGCCAGGGTAAGCAACAGTTATTTGAGCGTAAGATATTACCCGTACCCAGGGGTTGCCAGGGATGGGTGCGAGGGTGGTTGCCTTATGTTAGTTTATTTATATATTATTTCTTAGATGAATTGCACGAACGACATAAAACCATAATGTTGGACAATACATTCTGTCCTCCATCTGCCAAACTTAATATATGATCTGCCGTCAGGTCTTTTGTTGATCCACATCGTGAGCACCAGGGCTGCACTTGTCTTGCATATCTTGATAACTTTTGCCATTGATAATCATATCTTTTATTTCTCTGGGCTCTGGCTGGGTCCCTTGATTGAATTGTTTGAATGCATTGTGGACAGGCACTGCCCCTGGTTATAATTCCACAATATAAACAAGGTGAATTAAATCTCTTCATTAATATTAATCTAATTCGTCAGGCAGTATCTGGCATTCTTCACAGTCTGTATCATTATCATAGTTATCATACTTGACCATGTTGGCCATATGGCTATTATCTAAAACCATTGTTTGGAATACAGCCTTATTTATTATTGTGTCTATTAGATCTAATGATAATCGTTCATCTGTTGTGATACCCACATTTATTGGGCCAAGCGTAATATTAATATCAAACACCTTTGCTCACCCTTAACCTCTCGTCTAGCAGTTCTTCTATCATATCATTGATTAGATGCTTCTTGCTGTCTATTGTATCTGCTCTAAGTAGGATAGCATTAGATAGTTTCTCGTCTATTAGTTGTATTTGATCAAGGTCTTGTTTGCTTATGTTAGCCATTGCTTTATCTTTCCCGTCAAACTTTTGGGGTCAGCAAATACTGTTGCTCTCATTATACAGTATATTCTAAGATTAGTCAATTAAACTTCTCGCTTTCGCTATGGCAGAGATATCATATAAACCATTCTTTACTGGTATGTTGTGGTCCTTAACTATCTTATTAAGTTGTGTCTTGGTTATGTTCATCCATAGGCAAATGGCATCTATGTCTAACCAAAAGGTTCTATTAGGGTTATTCATAGCCAAGGCTAATAATCTATATAGAGTCCATGAAGTCCTACACTTGTGACATGTAACACCAGCCATGAGATTTTCTATGTCTATAACTATATGGGCTTTACACTCATCTGTTGGACATGGAATCCTTCTTGGTTGTTCTATGAATCTCTTATTAGTACTCATACCTTTACTATGGAGTTCCTTTATTGATCCCGCAAAATCCTCCAACCAATCCTGTTGGACTGTCCAATCCAGATGGGCTAAGTGAAATGAGACTGTTGCAGCAACCTCTAGTTCTACTGTGGCTTCTCTTTCAAGTAAGGCTGGAGGAGTAAGGGTTCTTGCTCTACGGATAAGGGCTTCATACTTATGTAGTATCCCCAAAAGTTCCTTACCCATAGAATAATCTAATGCGTTAACATTGAATCCAATAGATCTTTCAGTGCTTGGTGAGCCTGAGCCTGATCTACCTGGAGTAATATGTGATGCAGCACCTTGCTGTAGTTCAGGCAACTCAGTAAGCATAGACTTCAATGATGAGTAGCACTTCTTGCATATCTGTCCTGACTCTACATGAAACTTACATACTGAGCATTGCATGGTTACTTAGTCTCCAATTGCTTAAACAGATCATCAACTGTGTTAACATCTTTAAACTCTTTGCGTACAAGATACTTCTCTACTGCTGGACGAAGAAGATTCATTCTTTCATCTGAAACATCAGACTTCTCTTTCATAAACATTAATGGTATCAATGCAAATGGTCCTATGAGCCATGCTGCAAATGCCCAACCAAACATGCTGCGTCCTTGTACAAATGCAGTTACTACTGCTAATGCTATCCATAGATATGTCATTACTTACTTCCCCATTCTTCTGTCTCTACCCAACCTATTTCTAGTTGAGTTCTATTACATACTATACAGATTACTTCATCCTTGGTTGCTGTGTTACAGTCCTTACAGAAGTAAATCTTATATATCATTCTTCTATGCCTTCTATTTCCTTTAACTGCCGTTTTGATATTGGCCTGCCAAATGCTTGATAATGTATATAAGCATAGGCTTCATGCATTCTTTGTTGCTTCTCTTCTGCTGTTATTTCCTTGATTGTATACATATGCTTATCTCGTTTCCTATCAACTTCTTGCTCTGCTCTTCTGTCTGCCTGCCATTTGGTCATGTATGCTTTCTTGCATACTCTACATTCTGTGTGGAGTCTAGCCTTATTCTTCTGCTGAGGACCAAAGAACTCTGAAGTTAGTGGCTTCTCTATCTTGCATTTAGAACAGACTCTAGACTCTTCCATCAGATTAGTCTTCTTTTGGTAGTTCTGTATTAGAGCGACTGTATAAAGTATAGAACTGGTGCAATCTACTATGCATATTAAGCATGTAGTCAAACTGCTCATCAGTTAGGTTAGGCCAGTCTGATCTACCTGTACCTGGAAGAATTCCAATACCTGTTTGTAGGAAGTCAACAATCTTCTGTGCCTCATACAGCATTACTCCACTTGGAAGTACCGTGCTTGGATTTGCTTGTTCTTGTTCTATCATTTGCTCTTCTTCTCTCTTCTCAGTTGTTTGTGATAACAGCACTTGCATAACTGACGAGCATAATTTGGCTTGTCGCATCCTTCTGCTGTACACTTCTTCTTGTTTGTGTTCCATGTTTTGTATACTGATGAGTTACGACATGCCTTGCAATAGTAGTCATAGCCATCATCGTTTGGACGATAGGCTTTGCTCTTGTAGTATAGACTTATGTCTTTTACTTCCTTGCACTTAACGCATGTCTTATTCATAGTTCTTGATCTACCCCTATAAGTCCAACATTCTCAACTGAGGTCATGACATTGAGATGCTTTGGGTTTACACACTTTGGATTATTGCAGATATGATTAATAACCTTGGTTTGTCCAGTAAATGGATCTCCTGCTTTAGGTAAAGCGTTAAATCCGTAATGTAAAGCATAAGCAAATCTATGAGCCTTTACCTTAACTGATGTTCCTCTTTTTTGTCCATCAACCTTAATTGTAATTTGAAATGGAC